AGTCTTGGGCGCGGAAACAAAAACGTCTGGCGCTTGAGAAGCTAGGCAACAAGTGCGCCGCGTGCGGTGAGACACGTACGGGCGTGCTGCAGTTCGACCATATCAAACCTATCCGGCGTAAGACGGCTGGCGGTAAGACGGAGCGCGGCCCTAGCACCGTCCAAACATCTCGGCGGATCGTATTAGACCCGCACCCTGAGAAGACCTGGCAGATCCTCTGTGCCAACTGTCACCAGATCAAAACGAATATCGAACGCGCCCATGGTTGGGGCGACGACTTCAAAGAGGATACTTGAGAAATAAAAAACCCCCTAGCCGTCCAGGAGATAGCTAGGGGGTTAAGGGGAGGAACAACAGCACATCTGCAAAGCGGTAAATGAGCTATTCAGGTCACTATATCACACGAGTCTCCAGATGCGTACCCCCATATTCCCACTTTCGACCCTTACTCTGTAGTCTATTTTCCATCCCTTAGAATCGGCGATTTTACGGACTTGACTCCTAGCTTCATCCGTGTCTATACAGGGGATGAACACCGAAGAGCCTACCACCATCTTGTCCCACTTAATCTGTATGCGTACTCCATCGGGGTTTATGTCATGTATCTTCAGTACATCCATCGTCAGACTCTGCGTCGAACTTCACGGCAATAACTGCCGCCGTACCCATGGAGCCACCAATCGCTGTGCCTTTCCAAATGTGAATCTTGGTACGCTTGCCCCCGTAGACCTCTATGATCTGCTTCACTAGGTCTGCGTAGTTAACCTGTAGCTCTCCACACCACATTTTCAACGGTTTCGGCCTAATGTAAAACCACTTCCGGTCCGTCTCGTACCGTGCAATAAGCTCTCCCCGCGCTATCCGCTCCGGTATAACAAGTTCGTCTAAGCCGTTACCGTTACGGCAATCTTCGGTGCTTTTGATCTGCAGGATGCCATCTATATTCTCGTTGAAGAAATCGTTGAGTAGGTCGGGCACCGACATAGCCATCTCGTTCAGCCCGTCTTTGTTCTGCTTTATCAGGTCAGTAGTAGCCCACTTAAACACCTTTGCCACGTCATACTCATGCAGCCCTATCTGCTTGGCGATTATCAACCCCGAGATCGTTGCCGTAATAGCATCGGACCAAAACCTGTTTTCAGATGTTAGCCCTGCCGCCTTATCAACTCGCCTCCGTACCTTTTGAAGGAGAGCGACAGTTTCTTCCAGGTTCCGCATGACCCACTGGATGAAGATCGTCCCTGCGTGCCCGTAGTTACTCAGGATTCTTTTCTTGAACTCATCTTGCAGTTCCTTCTCCCCATGCTCATCAAGTAGTCGATTGACCCGACACTCAAGAACACGTTGCGCCTCCGCTTTCGGCATCGCCTTACCACGGCTCACGGTTTCAACAACCGAAGTGTTTGCCGTGTATCCCATCAACAGACTCCAAGGTCTGCCTTGGTAACGTGCAACGTTTGCTTGTGCGGTCATCCGCCCAGGTTGAGTCCCCTGGGTTCCTTGGTAGATTAGCTCGGACATTTGCTTTGGGGTCATGTTGGTTACTTCGTCGATACCCACTGGCAAACTGTGCATAACCTCAGCACGGTTTAGCTTGAACGCTGCCGTGTCAGTAGCCTTCAAAACAAGTTTGTCTGGGTCACCCCATATACCCGCGGCGGCAAGGAGCATCATAGTTTTCCCTACACCGGACTCGTGATTTATGAATGCCACTGATCCACAGGGTTCGTTTAAGAACTCCATCAACGGACTACCGAACCCCATACCTAGCCCGAATTGCTGCAGCACAAACCGCTCGTCTTGCCAGAATTTTATTGCCTCTTTCCAATCTTCCAAGGTGCCTTTCGGCTTAAAAAACTCGAAGTATCCGCGTGTCTGCGTAGCGGGTGGGTTGTTCTCTATGGAGTCCTTCCTGACAGTCTGACCACCTAGAACAAAAGCCTCGTGTGTATCATCAGTCCATCCAAATTGAAGGTGAGCTTCATCAGCTACAGATGTTGCCTGTAATTCTTCTACCCATTTAAGTGTGTAATTCATTATCTCGTCCATCCTCTGCACTGCCACACCCTGCGAAGATAGGCTCTTACGTAATTCTTCTCTGGATGTGACCGAACTCATTGGTATTGTAAATTCACGCACCGCATCGTGCGGAAGGTGTAGGCGCATCATTATCATCTCCCCTAGCTCGGGGTTGCGTATGCGCTTAGTAACGTATAAGTCGTACGGGTATATCACCTTCTCTTCAATATCCCCGTCCTGATCTCGTGTACGTATATACACGCCACCATTTGCACCTCGTAGATAAGGTGAGGGGTACCGTGGGATTACATATGCAGGCTCTTCCGGTGCATCGGGTTCCACCTCATAGTTACCGTCCTCGTCTACCTCGGCTTCGCGTAGCTTTCGGCCTAGTACGATAGGTGACTTGATCTCCCCCCAATGCGGACACTCAGGACATACATCGGGCCTGAACTCGTCAAACCTAGCGCATGTGTATGGGCCTTTGATCAGACCTAGTTTCTTCTCCGTAGACTGAGCAGTGTACTCAGGGTGCTTGTGGGAGAGCTTATGTGCGGCCTTATCACCGTCTATGCAAAACTTCGCGATCGATAGTCCCGCCCTCCACATCGGCTCGGACATTGTTTCCTGGTTTTGAAGTACGTATGAGAGCTGGTCGCACCCTTTACCCATGGCGGTCTTGAGCAGAATGTCCTTGAACACGTTTTCCTGATTACCCATCAGGTTCTGCATAGCCGCACTCATCGCTACGGGCGTGTACTTAGTGGGAACTGGTATCACATCAGTCCCAAGTAGCTCCGAGAACGCGTCGAAATCCACCGTCTCAAACTTCGGTGTAGATGAACCGAAGAACTTTACTTCCGACGGCGGGTCAGTCTTGTGGTTATGTGTGTGAGGAACTCTCAACACACGTGCTGCGTCAGACGTAACAGCAGGATCGGCAGCGAACCCATCCTCGGCACAGAGTCGTTTCAGGCGTTCCGCTACAGGATACCAAGCCTCGTACGATACCGATTCTGCCAGGAACCAGTACACATGCACCCCGCGTCCCGAACTGACCATGGTTGGCCTCGGAAGGTTGTGCTTCTTGCAGAATAACCGTAGCTCGTCTACTGCCTGTGCTTGTGATAAGAACTCCTTGCTTGGACCGCAATCCAGGTCAAGGAAAAACGAGTTTAGGTGTCTGACATTATTGACCTTACGAGATCCCGCTTCGTGGAACGTAGCGAGTCCGTAGTAAACGTCGTACCCCTCTAGGTCAAAGTTGTTAGCCGCATCAACAACGGCGTCGATTGTGTCGTAGAACTTCTGTGCTTTGCGTTCGTCTGACATCCTCGCGGCGAAAACGCAGTAGTAGCCCTCCCTACTAAGCGCTTTCTGTAGGAACGTTTTTGTTTCCATTGTTCTCCCCATCGCCGAAAACACCACGGCGGGAATAGATCCCGCCGCAGTGGAGTCCAGTACTCAAACAACGGGAAGGTTAGTCGTCCCAATCGTCGATGATCGAGCTTAGGCTACCTTCTTCCTCAGGTTCCGGTGCGGCCTTCTTGGTAACGACTTTCTTTGGCTCATCGACTTTAGCCTTTACTTCCTCTTTGGGAGTGAAGTGGTCGACCTTATCAGTCTGCGCAACCGTGAGCGTAATCGCCTTCAGGGTAGCAGGATCGTCCTTCAATGCCACCACCTGATTCAATTCGGCTTCGTCCAACGGGCGGACTGCCTTGAAAAACAGTTTTGGTACGTTGGCATTCTTGTCAAAACGCATGTTCGTAACGACTGCAATAGCCGGAACGTTGTGCGAGTTCAGGAAATTAGCGTACGCCTGCATAGGCATGTTGCCGTCTTTCGCCGTGCCGAAAATGGATGTTGCGGGTAACTGTAGTTGGTACACCTTATCCAGCTGCCCCTCCAACGCCACAGCAATACGCTGCCCGTAGCGACATGCACGGCTCTCACCCTGCCCAGACCCCTTTACGTTTTGGGGGCATTCCAGGCACCGCTTGGCTTGGCGCTGTTCCTCGGGCACGTCGGGCGACGGTGCCTCGGTATCGGCAGACCAACATACGGGCGGAGAAACCGTACCTGGGGAATACGTACCCTCATAGTACGTACGTGAGATTTTGGCGGCGTTAAGAATAACCATGTTCATGTTATTCTCGTCACTCACGTGAACTTCTTCTCCGTTCACGATCTCACGGAACGCCTTGCCAGCGAGACTAATACGGCGGTTACGTTCACCACCACCAGAACCACTAAGCAGGTTGTCGTTTACATCTCTCAGGCTCTTGAACAGGTCACTGTTCACAATCGCATTGTTTTCAAACAAGGTCATATCAGACACAAATCTCTCCTTACAGATCGTCGTCTAAGTTGCTGGGTGCAGCGGAGTAATGGTCATCCACGGATTGCACTACTCGCAGGGCGTGTACCACTTCTTTAGCTACAGGCTCTACTACCACATCTTCCGCTACGGCTTGAGGTTCATCCTCACCCAGCAGTGCCTCAGACACGTCATCCACAGAAAAACGGTAGGTATTACCTACCTTGATATAGGTACTCTTCGGGATAGCTCCCTGCCGAATCCATGCTCGAATCGTAGACACAGACACGGTGAAGTGTTTGGCTAGTTCCTCAATAGGCACGAATGGTTTGTTGGACACTATTTTCTCCTCACAGAAATGACGTACTCGGAATCGACGTTAAGCCCTTTAGGAACAACGTCGGGGTTCTCTTCTATGAAAGCCTTTACGTTTGCCTGGTTAAGACGTTTCTCTAAGAACTCAGGCACGTTATGCTCCATCACGAACTGGTGCATAGCTTCCCAGTCGCTAGTCCAGTAACGTGTTTTGATGGAACGGTAGAAAAGACCTTCAGAAGTTTTCACGCTGTCTAGTCCCTGCTCTTTACAGTAATCAAGCAGCGCGGCTTTGACCTTATCGAGTTGCCGAGTCAGGTCTGCTTCTTTGGCTTTGTACTCCGTGGATAAGCGGGACCGCTCGTCACGGATTTTAAGGTAGACTTTAGTTAGCTTCTGGGCTAACCCGTCGCTCACTTCGCTCACAATGGTTTCCTCTACTACGCACGACAGGATGTCGGAATGTCCACTTTACTAGCGAACGATATCTTAGTCAAGTATTTCTTTGTAGAGGTCAATCATTTTTGTGTGTACGTCAATTCTATTATCTAGCAATGCGTAAACACGTTTTTCTACTGGCGAACCTTGGAGCTGCACGACAGTACACTTATGATCTTGTCCTGCTCTGTGTACACGAGCATTTGCTTGGGCGTAAGTCTCCAACGAGCTAGTTGGCCCCCACCATACGACCGTGTTTGCTGCTGTTAACGTGACACCATGCGCAGCTGACTGCGGCTGAATAACAAGCACTTTAGGATCGGCATTGGATTGAAACCGTTGGAATATATCGGTGCGCTTCGCTGCGGATACGTCACCTCTGACGATCTCAGTTGTAATCCCATCGGCGCGTAGTTTGTCAGTGAGGATACTGATAGTGTGCTTGAACGGCACAAACACCAGGACTTTCTTAGAGCTTTCGTCTATGACCTCCCGCAATACCTTATAGCGGTGCTTGATATCGAACTCTAGTACATCCCGACTGTCGGTGTAGACCGCACCAGAAGATATCTGCAGGAGTTTGCTCATGTTAATGGCGGCATTCGCGGCTGTGACTTCCTCTCCCGCCGCTGCCAGAACAAACTTGCTCTTAAGTTCTTTGTAATAAGCGACTTGCTGACGAGTTAACTCTACCTCACGTTTGGTGTAGACCATATCGGGCAGGTCAAGGCATTCCTCTTTCGTAAAGCGAATCGCAGGTTGCAGGACTCGAAACACAGTGTCAGTCGCAGTCTCTTTCGGAATCCACTTGAACTGCGTAATCTTCTGCATGACTTGATCGCGCCATGACCCAAAGAACCTCGGCACTGCGTTCGGGTTGATTAGCTTAGCGATACCGTATGCGTCCAGAGGTGACTGCGCCGCAGGCGTACCCGTCATCATCCACAGCCAAGTGTCATCAGTTAGCAGCCTACGCAGTGTCTTCCATCGCTTAGTCTGTGCGTTCTTATAGTGTGTGGCCTCATCGACAATGATGCAGTCAAACCCACCGTTAGCGATCTCGGCGGCGACCGTCTCCACCCCGTCATAGTTGATAATGACGTAATCAGAACCCTGGTTGATGATCTTCTTACGCTTCTCCTTGGAGCCATGCGCCACGTCAACGGTGCGGTGCATCGCAACCGAAAACAAATCATTGCGCCACGCACTATCCATGATCGACAGCGGACAGATAATCAACACGCGGTTGATCTGCCCCTGCTTGAGTAGGAAATCAGACGCCCAGATTGCAGACGCAGTTTTACCCGTACCCTGTTCGTTGAAGCAGAACGCTCGCTGGTTCATTGTGAGGAAAGCCGCTGTAACACGTTGGTGTGCATAAGGCTTGTGCTGTCCAGGCCAGTCGTACCGACCTTCGATTGGCGACGGTACGTTTTTTATGTTCAGCTTTTTGAGGGTATGCGCCTCACCGACGCCCCACTTAACTGCTACCTGGTTATTGGGGAGCTGCCTACTGTTAGGAATAACAGTTGTAACTTTGTTGGGGTTTTTCAGACGCAACAATAGCGCCTTGTTCTCAAATATCCGCACGTTGTTCTCCATCGCAGC